AAGGATTAATATTTGAAATGCAAGATGGTTATTTAACTGAAGAAGAAATAGAGTATTTATTTAATGAATATAAAAAAATAAAAGAAGTAATTCAAAATTTTTTAGAACAAAAGGAAAAATAAAATGGGTATTATGATAACTATAATGGGTTTTATTATTTATATCATAGTAATGTTGATAGTATTTGAGGTTATCAATTATAATTTGAAGAAATATCTAAATGAAAGAATAAAAAGAAGTTTAGAACTCTTGGACAAATTAGAAGAGATTGAAAAAGATATAGATAACAAGGTAGATGGATTTAAGATAATGATATATGACAGATATCTTGATAGATGTAGAGTAGGAATGAAGAAACAGAGAGAAGAAGACAAAGGATTAAGAGGTAAGCTAACAGAAATAGAGAGCAAATGTTCAAAATAGTGAGCATATCAAGTTAAGGTTAAAGCGAAAACAAAAAATGGAATTTTGATTAAAAAAGGTACTTCTGAGAGGTCAAAAAAGAGCGAACGGGTTCGAAGCCCCAGAAAAAATATGTGTGATGACTTTTTTTTGATTAATGTCGTGTCGGAAAGGAACAGATAAAAAATGAAATGAAGATAGATGATGAAACAATTGTTAGTTTAAAAATGCTAGCAAAAATGATAGGTTTGAGCGAGAGACAAATACAAAGGCTTGTTAAAGAAGGTGTAATAAAGAAAAACGACAACGGAAAGTATTTATTAGTAGAAAGTGTGCAAGGGTATTTGAACTATGTAGAAGATAAAAGCAATACAGATGTGGATTTGAAAGAAGAAAAGATAAAACAGGAAATAAAAAGGCTTAAAAAAGATACTGAATTAAAAGATTTAAAAATAAAAGAAACTAAAAATCAATTGCATTTAGCGTCAATTGTAGAAAAAGTAATGACTGATATGCTTATGAACATTAAAGGAAAGTTGCTTTCTATATCTAGCAAGGTAGCACCAGCAGTTATTGCTTCGGATAATCTCGGGGAAATTCAGGATGTTATTCAAGATGAAATATTTGAGGCTTTAGAGGAACTTAGCGAATATGATCCAGATATATTTAAAAATAATAAAATTTTTGTAGAAAATGAGGAAGATATGGAAGTGAAAGTTGAAAGTGAAAAAAGAATTAGAGGAAGACCTAAAAAGAACAGTTAAATTATTTAAAAAAATTGCCTTAGTTTTAAAGCCACCACCAAAATTAACAATTGATACTTGGGCGGATATGTATAGAGTTTTATCAACTAAAAGTTCAGCAATTCCAGGAAAATGGAAAACTGACAGAGTGCCATTTCAAAGAGAAGTAATGAGGGCAATTTCTGATAAAAATACAGAAAAAGTTGTGATGATGTATGGAGCTCAGTTATCAAAAACAGAAATTCTTATGAATACTGTTGGATATTTTATGGACTACGAACCTTCTCCGATTATGTTTTTAATGCCCACGAAAGATATGGCGGCTGATTTTTCAACAACACGGCTCAATGACATGATTCAATCAACACCGCAACTTAGGAGCAAAGTAATTGAAAGCGCTGATGCCAGAGATACAAAAAGGCAAAAAGAATTTTCGGGAGGGTACATCGTTTTAACTGGGAGTAATTCAGCTTCAGAATTAGCAAGTAGACCAATCAGAGTTTTATTAGCAGATGAAATTGACCGTTTCCCTCGAAGTGCTAAAAAAGATGGAGACCCATTGAATTTGGCGATTGAAAGGGTAAAAACTTGGGCAAACAGCAAAATAGTTTTAACAAGTACACCAACGATTAAAGGCGGAAGTAGAATAGAACTCGAGTATGAAAATAGTTCTAAAGATGAATATTATATTCCTTGCCCAAAATGTGGAGAAATGCAAACTTTAAAATGGGGAAATATTATTTTTGAAGATGTGTCACATAAATGTGAGAAATGCATGGAAACTTCAACAGAGTACGAGTGGAAACGAAACCTTATTAAAGGCGAATGGAGAAGTACCAATCCTGATGTAGACCCACATATTTCAAGAGGATTTCATGTATCAGAGTTATATAGTCCATTTACCAAATGGGCTAGCATGATTCGCAAATTTAGAGCAGCAAAAGGCGATGAACAGCTTATGAAAGTATTCGTAAATACAGCTCTTGGGGAATGTTGGGAAGAAAAAGTTGAAAGATTTGATTTTGAAAAAATACAAGCGAGAGCTGAGGATTATGGAGAATATATAAACGAAGAAGATGGTACGATAAATGATATTGAAATACCTGATAAAGTTACTGTATTAACTGCTGGAGTGGATGTTCAAGACAATAGGCTTGAAGTTGAAATTGTTGGATGGGGACCAGGAGAAGAAAACTGGGGGATTTATTATAAAGTGATTATGGGAAACCCTGCGTTGCCGTATGTCTGGAATACGTTGGATGAATTTCTTATGAGAGATTTTGAATATCAGAATGGAGAGAAAATAAGAGTTGCTTGTACTTGTATTGATACAGGCGGACATCATACTGATGATGTTTACAGGTATGTAAAAGTAAGAGAACAGTTGAATATTTTTGGAATAAAAGGAAGTGGAGAAGCTGGAAGACCTCTTATTTCACGACCTAGCAAAAATAATAAAGGTGGAATTTCCTTGTTTGTCTTGGGAGTTAATACTGGAAAGGATACTATAATGAGTAATCTTAAAGTAACAGAACCAGGAGCTAAGTATATGCACTATCCAAACGACCCTAAACGTGGATATGATGAAGTTTATTTCAAGGGACTTACTTCTGAAATAAAAGTTGTTACATTTAGCAAAGGGCAAGCTAAAATCGAGTGGAAAACAATTGGAGATAAAAGAAATGAACCTTTGGACATTCGGAATTATGCACAAGCAGCACTAAGAATAGCGAATCCTAACTTAAATATACGGTATTCAACGGATGTACTTAATAATTTTAGGACACAACAAAGAAATAGCGGTAGGCGAATAATTCGTAGCGGAATATAGGGAGGTAAAAATGTATAGTGTAGAGACTTGCAAAGAAATGATAAATTCATATATTGAGGCTGAAAAGTCTGTATTGTTGGGACAGAGCTATAAAATTGGAAGCAGAGAATTGACTAGGGCAGACTTAACCGAAATTATAAAAGCTAGACAATTATGGGAGCATAATTTAACACTTGCACAAAACAGTGGACGGCGTACACAGTCTGTACAGGTTATAATAAGAGATTTGTAATAGTTAGGAGGTGGAAATAATTGAATTTATTTGATAAGGCGGTAGGAGTATTTAATCCAGAAAAAGCATTAAAGATGGCTGGAGCAAGAGAAAGGCTAAAGCTGTTTAACCAAAATCAAAAAATAATGAATAAAGGTTATGGAGAACACGGTGCAAGTACCCGTAAAAAATCTCTGAGAGGATGGTTTGCTTCTCTCGGTGGAGTAAAGAACGACATTTATAACTACCGTGAAAAACTTGTGGCTCGTTCCAGAGATTTATATATGGGAGCACCTCTGGCTAATGGAGCTTTGAATACAATGAAAATGAATGCTGTTGGTTCAGGATTAAAATTAAAATCAAGTATTGATTCAGATATTGTAAACTTATCCGAAGATGAGATAGAAACGTTAGAAACTAAAATTGAAAAAGAATTTAATTTGTGGAGTAATTCTAAAATAGATCAAACAGGTTTACTTAACTTTTATGAAATTCAAGATTTAGTTTTCTTAACAACATTGTTAAATGGAGAATGTTTTGTTCATTTGAATTATTTTGAAACCCAAGAAAATCCATATAGTTTGAAATTATCTATAATTGAACCTGACAGGGTGAATACTCCGAGCAACAAAACGAGCGATACTTCTATTGTCCAGGGAGTACAATTAGACAAAAATGGACGTATTAATGGTTATTATATTCAAGAGCATAATCCGAATGATGAAATCAGAGGCATGAATCAGTATAAATATGTAAAAATGTATGGAAGTGAAAATCAGTTAAATATAATTCATTTAACAACTGCGGAGCGTCCAGGACAGGTAAGGGGTGTACCGATATTAGCTCCTGTAATGGAAAGCTTGAAACAGCTCGATAGATACACAAATGCAGAATTAACAAGCGCAATCATCAGCAGTATGTTTACAATTTTTATTGAATCGGCTGATATACCTCAAACAAATCCAGGGGATTTATCGAACGTCGGACAAAAAGATACCATAGCAAACGAAGAATCTGGAACGCTGGAACTTTCAAGCGGTGCAATAGTATCTCTTAACAAAGGCGAAAAAGCAACATCAGTAAATCCAGCAAGACCTAATGCACAATTTGACCCATTTATGACAGCTATAATACGGCAAATTGGAAGCAGTTTGGGCATTCCTTACGAACTTATGATAATGCACTTTACAAGCAGTTATTCGGCGAGTAGAGCAGCTTTATTAGAAGCGTGGAAGACTTTTAGAAAAAAGCGTGAATGGTTTGCAAAAAATTTTTGTCAACTTATTTATGAAGAGTGGCTAAGAGAGTCTGTTTTGCTTGGAAGAATAGAAATAAAAGATTTTGAAAATGACATTTTGATTAGAAAAGCATACAGTAATGCAATTTGGAGTGGAACTTCACAAGGACAGTTAGATCCTATAAAAGAGGTTAATGCGGCAATTTTGAGAATAAATGCTGGATTATCCACAAGAAGCCGTGAAACTATCGAATTAAATGGAGGAGATTTTGAGCAAAATATAAAAATACTGGCAAAAGAACAAAAAATAGCAAATGAGAAAGGAGTGATTTTGGATGGGACAATCTATACCGAACCACCAAACGATGAACCAGGGGAATAAAACTATATGGAATTTAGTCAAAAACGATGATAAAAGTGCTGAATTAATGCTTTATGGAGATATAGCCGAGAGTTTTTGGGGCGATACGATAAGCGCTAAAGAAGTAACGGAATATTTGGCTGACTTAGATGTAGAAAATATTGATGTTTATATTAATTCAAACGGCGGAGTAGTTGATACTGCTATTGCAATTAATAACGCTTTGAGAAGACACAAAGCTAAAGTAACTGTAAATATTGACGGTATTGCAGCAAGTGCAGCCACTTTAATCACATGTGCTGGAGATATAGTTAGAATGCCTAAAAATGCTTTGTTTATGATACACAATCCCTCAACAATTGCAATGGGGGATTCAGAAGAGATGAGGAAACAGGCAGATGTGCTTGAGAAATACAAAAATTCAATAACAGAAACCTATTTGCAAAAGGTTAATATTGATAAAGAGAAATTATCAGAATTAATGGACAACGAAACTTGGTTAAACGCCGAAGAAGCATTGGAATATGGATTTATTGACGAAATAACCGAAAATACAGATATTCAAGTAGTTGAAAATAAGGTAATTTCTAATAACATGGTATTTAATATGGCGGAGTTTAAAAACTTTAATGTTGATAAAAATATAAAAAATAATGGAAAAGGAAGTGGAAAAATGACAAAAGATGAAATAAAAGCACAATTTCCTGACATTTATACCGAAATTGTAAATGAAGGAAAAGAAATTGGAGTAAAGGAAGAAAGAACAAGGATACAGGAAATCGAGAATTTAGGATATAACCACGAAGTAGTTGATAAAGCTAAATTTGAAGATCCTAAAAATGCTAGAGATTTAGCATTGGAAATTGTAAGTTTAATGAAACAGGAAAATCAAAATAAACTTAACAGAATACAAGATGAAGGGAAACCACTTAACAATACGCCAAAAGGTAATGATGATGGGGTTAATGATGAGCAAAAAGCAGCAAATAAAATTTTAGCATTTTTTAAGAAAGGTGGTAAATAAATATGAAATATGATTATACAAATGAGTCAGATCATTTGATTGTTGGCAAAAAAGAGCTAGTTGTAGCGGAGCTTATTTTACAGATTGGAAAAACTGTAAAAAGAGGGGATATTGTGGATAAAGATGGTGCAATAATAACTGATGCTGGAAAAGTGTTTGGAATTGTTACAAGAGATGCCGATGCAACTGGAGCTACTACGAAAACAACTGTTTATACTGAAGGAGAATTTAATATTGAAAAAGTAAACTTCGGTACAGCGACAAAAGAAAAAGTAATTGAGTTATGCAGTGATAGAAATATTTATTTAAGAGCATTGGGAGGTAATGAATAACAATGAGCATGAATTTAGATTTGAGTTTAAGAACATTATTTTTAGTAACAGAGGCAATGCCGAGACCAAGAACATTTTTATTTGATACATTTTTTGGAAATAGAGAAAATTTAGATACCGAAACAGTAACTATTGAATTTAAAAATGGTAGAAGATTGATGGCTCCATTTGTTGATAGATATGTTGACGGAGAAGAAATGCCAAAAGATACATTTTCAGGAAGAACATTCAAACCTTATGCAGTCGCTCCTAAAAAGACGTTTCACGCAGATGAGTTGACTTTTGAAAGATTGCCAGGAGAAAATCCGTTTTCACAAAGTGATCCTGATACAAAAAGACAGAAAAAAATTGCCGAAACTTTGCAGGAACAAAGCGAACAGATTGCAAGACGTTGGGAGGCTATGGCAGCTGAAACATTATATAAATTACAAACTACAATCGACGGAGAAGGAATATCAGACACAATCAAATATTATGATAATTCTTCTACGGAACATCATACAAACGTCGCTTCAACTTGGGACAATGCTAATTCTGACCCAATTAAAGATATAAAGGCTGTATTAAGCGAAATTAATAAAGCTGGAGGAACTAGACCAGAAGCCATAATTCTTGACCCATTGGCTTCGGAATTATTTATTAATAATAAAGCTGTACAAAATATGATGAATCTTAGAAATGCTTATTTTGGGGGTATAAGACCTGAAGTTGAGGGTGTAAATGGTGCAAGTTATATTGGTACATTGACTGGATTAGGAATTGATATTTTTGAATATCAAGAATATTACGATTATGTGGATAAATCTACAAAGCAAACTAAAACAAAAGCAATTATTCCAGATTACACAGCTTTATTTGCACCGAAAGGCAACTTAGTAAAATTTGGAGCTGTAAGTACAATTAAAGATGGACTTTTGGAAGGGGATTTAATCCCTAGAACCTACACAAAGGAAGAAAATGATACTATCACAATCCGCACAATGTCAAAACCAGTAACAATTCCTTTAAACACAAAATCATTGAAAGTTCTAAAAGTTAAGTAGGTGATGGTTGATGGCAGTATATATAGTTAAAGAATCGTTTATTTATGACGGAAAAATACAAAATATCGGCGAAGAAGTTCAAATACTGGAAAAAGATGTGATTGAAAATTGTATCAATAGAGGACTGATAGAGAAAAAAGACAATAAAAAAGCAGATACAAATGACATTCTTGAAGAAACAGGAGTGTCAGATTCAGATTCTGAATCTAAAACGGATAAAAATAAGAAAAAGTAGGTAAAAACTATGAATTTTAAAGATATTTTAGAAAATGATATACAAAACACGTTTTTAAATCCAAAAGAATTTGGAGAAACACATAATTTGAATGGTGTTGATGTTATTTGTGTGACAGATGAGGACAGTTTTCAGGAAAAGGAAATTAGCGGGAAATTAACAATAGAAAGTGGATTTTACAAGGAAGGGATTACAGTATTTATTGATAAAAAATATTTGAAGTATAAACCTGAGGGTAATATGAGGATAGATTTTGACAATAAAGAATGGATAGTTGCAAACTGCAAAGAGAACTTTGGTGTGTATGAACTTGATTTGTATAGATACACGGATTATTAGGAGTTGATTTAGATGTTTACAATTCAATTTGATGAAAGTGTCCTTAATGATATTGAGAATAAGTTCGTTGAATTTCCGCAACAAGCTCCAAAGGCTTTGGCAAGTGCTTTGAATAGGGTTTCAACTATGAGTAAAACTCGTATGGTTAGAAATGCAACTAAGACCTATACGGTTAAATATGGGGATTTATTAAGCGGATTGACTATGAAAAGAGCTAATCCTGGTAAGCTTATGGCTGAAATCAATTCTAATGGAGGTTATTTGGGATTAGACCATTTCCAATTGAATCCGAGTACAAGAACAGGCAGAACATCGGTAACGGCTACAGTAAAAAATGGGAATGGAATAATGCTAAATGACAGAACGTTTATAGCATATAAAGATGGTCGTTTGGGGGCATTTGAAAGAGAAGGAAGTGGACGATTGCCAATCAAAAGAAAATATGGACCGTCTGCTCCGCAAATGTTAGGACCTACAACGTGGTTACCTGATCTTGATGAATTTATGTCTCAAAAATTAAATGAAAGGTTTGAACACGAGCTGAATAGGCTCTTATCAATGTAATTTATGAGTATTAAAGTGATTGAAAAAAGTTTATACGACTTTTTGTGTGAAGAATTTAAAGATACTGATTATCAGATATTCCGAGGGGCGTTGCCAGTTAGGAGATACGGTGAAATTGACAAAAATACAGGACAGAAAAAGCCGTTTTTTCCTTGTGTGACATTAAGGGCTTTGAGTTCTAGGCAAGTTGCAGAAGGAATGGATAGTTATGATTGCGACGCTACTTTTGAAATAATAGTTGGTACTAAGAATGAAGATTATATTGATAATCTTTACAAAGGTGAAGAAATTAGAGGTAAACTTTTGACTAAAGTTTATGACGAAAGAGGTTGGGCAATACGGGAAGATAAAGAATTTAAGTGTGATTTATATAGTGACGAGTTTGGAGATTTTATATTTTCAAGAATCACATTTACGGTTTGGGATTATCCTGTTGAGCCTAAAATTTTGGAGGAGGAATAATGGAAGATAAAAAGCAATATATTTATTTAGGAGATACGCTTGAATTCAAAGACATCAGATTTACTAAAGGTGTTATTTATTACAGCAATGAAGTGATTGAAGAAAAATTTGAGAAATATCCACTTTTGAAAAGAACTTTAGTGGATGTTAATCGAACTAGTGAAGCATTACAAAATGAAAAATTGCTTGAAACAGTAACACAGCAAATTAAAGACCAAATAAGAGAGGAGGTTGAATAATGGGTTATAAACACGGAACTTATCAAACTGAGACATCGAGTGACATATCATTGCCAATAGTGCTTGATTATGGGCATTTTATCGTAGGAACTGCACCAATTAACAAAGTAAAAAGAGAAAACAGAAGAGTGAATGAGATTGTAAGATTAGGAACTTATAAAGAAGCTGTTCAGTATTTCGGGGACACTTACGACTTGGATTTTTCGATTTCGCAAGCCATAAAGGTGTTTTTTGAATTATATAAAGTAGCACCACTTTATGTTGTGAATATCTTGGATCTTGAAAAACATAAAACAGTTAAAAAAACTCAAAATGATTTGAGCTTAACAAATGGCAAAGTTGTTATTCCAAACCATAAATTGATAACAGATACATTAGTAGTTAAAGAAAATGCAACATCACAAGTTATTTCAGACGCTGTAACGATGTGGACGGATGAAGGACTTGAAATATATGCTAAACCGTCAAATGGCACTAAAATTGATATTGAATATGAAGAAATTGATTTGTCAAAAGTAACGAAAGCACAGGCTTTAGGTGGATATGATATTTCAACGATGAAAAGAACAGGGCTAGAGTTATTAGATGAAGTTTTTTTAAAATATTCGGAATTACCAGCTTTCATTGATATTCCAGATTTTTCAAGCGATAGTGAAGTTGCTGCGATTATGCAAACAAAAGCTAAAAATATAAATGGGAATATGTTTGAAGCAGTTGCATTGATTAATGCGCCGATTGACAAGCCTTATGACCAAATTCCAAAATGGAAAGATGATAATAACATTAACGGAAATGACCAAATTGTATTATACGGAACATTGGGATTGGCTGGTAAAAAATATATTCAGTCTATTCAGTATGCTGCTTTGTCGTTATCAGTAGATAATGAAAATGGTGGAGTTCCATCACAAACTCCGTCTAATTATTCATATAAATGCGACAGTTTATATTGGAAAAATTCGAGTGGAAATCTTGAAGAAATAATCTTAGATAAAGAGCAACAAGCTAATTTACTGAATAAAAACGGAGTGGTAACTGCTATTAATTTCAAAGGTTGGAAATGTTGGGGGTCTGAAACTGCACTTAATCCAATGGCAACAGATCCTAAGGATAAATTTATATACACTCGTAGAATGTTTAAGTATATAGGGAATGAATTGGTTGTAAGTTATTTTGATAAAGTAGATAAGAAATTTTCTAAAAAATTAGCTGAAACAGTAACGAAATCGATGAATATTAGATTAAATGCTATTGTAGCTAGAAATGATTTGTTGAGTGCAAATGCTGCTTTATCAGCTGAAGATAATGACACGATTAATGTTACAAATGGGGATATAACTTGGGTTATTAAATTGGGAGTAATTCCTGGCATGAAATCGGCAACATTTAAGAAAAAATATGACGCAGACGCATTAACTGAGTTTGCAAATAGTTTAGGAAAATAGGAGGATAAAGAATGGCTAAAAAGAAACTGCCTTTGGGAATCGTTGACGCTGACCTTTATGTCAATGGTTCGAATGCATTAGAAGGAGTTGGAGTAGTAGAACTTCCGAATGTGGAATCGGCAACAATAACGACCGAACAGTTTGGCATGGCTGCAGAATTTGAAGCTCCGTTGATTGGACATTATAAAAAAATGTCAGCTAAGGTAAAAATGGATAGTATGAATGATACGTTATTGAATTTTAATAATAATGATTCAATCACATTAGAGTGTTTGGGAGCTTTACAAGAATTAGATAGAATGTCGCACTCGCCAAAAGTAACTGGTGCAGATGCAACATTGAAAGGATTTATCACAAAATTTGATGGTCCTAAGGTTGAAAACGGTAAGAAATTTGAAGGTTCATTTGATTTGAGTATAACTTATTACAAATTAATGATAAATGGCAAAACAATCATTGAAATTGATGTATTGAACGGAATTTCGAATGTAAACGGAAGTTTGAATAATATCATAAGACAATTATTAGGACATATTTAGGAGGAATAGAATGATTATAAAATTAACGAAAGAATATGATTTAGGAAGTAAAAAATACAAAGAAATAGATTTAAAATTGGATAATTTGACAGGGGCAGATTTATTGGAATGTGGAAAAGATTATAAATCAAGAATGAAATCTAATGCTGAAAACTTTAAAGATTTTGATGATGCTTGGGCTTTGACTGTGGCTGAAAGGGCATCAGGTATTAAATATGGGCATTTAATGACATTAGGCGCTGAAGACTTTTTAAAAGTGGTAAATCAAACTAAGAATTTTTTAGTAAAAGGTTGGGGAACGGACGAAGACAAGGACGAGAAAACTCCAACGGCGGAAGTGTAACAGATGACTTTTTAGACTTGATTACAGATTTATTGAGTGGGCTCAACTATTTTAAAATGAATATTAGTTATGAAACACTTACGAAATGTACATTTGATGAGCTGGATTACTGGATAGCAAGGGCTAATAAGTTGATTGAGGAAGAAAAAGCAAGGCAAGAAGAGAGTGAATAAAAAAAGGGGATTAGTCGTCCCCACCAATGAAAACTGATAAAAATTTAAATAGAACTACGATAAGAGCTATAACTGTGATTACAGGGCTTATAGCAAACATAAATGATATAAATATAAATAAGAAAAATAATGATGGAATAGATACAACTAGACCAAATAATATTATTAAAGTCATTTCTAGCGGAGTATATTTTTTATCTGATTTATTAATTTTCATAAAAATCACCTCTTTGATTTATTTAATATATTATACCATATTTAAGAGAAAAGGAGGAATATTGTGGCAAAAAATTTGGAACTGAACATAGTTCTGGGTGCGGCGGTGGCTAGTGCTATTAGTGGAATGAGCCAAGTTGCAAACGCTTTAAAAAACACGACAAAATCTGTCAAAGAATTTGAAAAACAAATCAAAAGTATGGAGAAAGCACAAAAAGCGTTTCAAAATATGGACAAGGCTCGTGAAGGATTAAATAAAATTAATTCAGAATATAAGAAAGCAGCTGAACATTTGCAAAAATTGAAAGCCGAATATGAAAGAACTGGAAGCAGTAATAAACAACTGGCTAAGGAAATAGAACAGGCTGAAAAAAATGTTGGAAAATTGAATAAGCAAAAAGAACGACAACAGCATGTGTTTGAAGCTGCAAGAAGTAAGATAGAAGCAGAAGGCGCTAGTTTATCTAACTACAGAAACAAGGTTCAGGAAGTAGAAAAAGAAATCGAGAAATTGAATAAGCTGAAAGAAGCTCAAAAAAGATACGACGCTAGACAAGAAACTGTTGGGAAAATGAAAGACTTTGGGGATAAGCAGATAACACAAGGTATGGGGATAGCTGGAGCTTTGGCTATTCCTGTAAAGATTGCTCTTGATACCCGAGAAAGTCAAGCTGATCTAAAAAAAATGGTAGACGGTGCTGAAAAATATTATGGAAAACTTAGAGATATTTCAGAAAGATCGTCTTTATCTCAAGCTAAAGTATTTGAAATGGCTGGAGCATTAGCACAGTCAGGAATACAAGAAAAAGATTTGGTAGAATATACTGAACAGGCAAATAAAATTGCTGTTGCATTTGATATAGATGCAGCGGCAGCTGGAAATTTTTTAGCTAAGACAAAAGAACAACTAGGTTTAGGAAAGGAAGAGTTGTTTGCATATTCTAATGCTATCAATCATATGTCGGATCGTAGTGCTTCACGTGCAGCTGAATTGACAGAAATATCAGGTAGAGTCGGTGGGATTGCAAAAGGAGCTGGTGTATCAAATTCAGCATTATTAGGATTATCAGCAACTTTGGTGTCTTTTAATAAAACTCCAGAACAAGCTGCAACAGGACTTAAAAATTTCTTTGGAGCTTTAACTAAAGGTAGTGCAACTTCTAAAAAAGCAACAAATGCTTTCAAAAGCATAGGATTAGATGTCAATAAATTGGCTGTAGACATGCAGAGAGATGGTGAAGGTACTATTTTGAGAGTGCTTCAGAAAATAAAGGAAGCAAATCCAGCTGAACAAGGAGCATTAATTTCTACAATCTTTGGAGAGGAAGCGAAGTCATCTGTTCAAGATATGGTAAATAATCTTGATAAGGTTAAAAAAAATCTAAAAGAAGCAAAAGTAGGATTTGGAAAGGATGCTGTTGATGTAGAATACAACAAGAGAATGGATACTCCTTTGAATAAAATGTTGATGGCTAAGAACAAAGTAGTTAATTCGATGGGAGATCTAGGTAATGCTTTAATGCCGACAATTACTGGAGCATTAGAAAAGTTGAGTCCTTTAATAGATAAAGTTTCTCAATTTATTCAGAAAAATCCACAATTGGCAGCGGGAATTATGAAATCAGTGGCAGGATTTGCAGCATTTAAAATAGGGCTTGGTGGCTTGGCAAAAGGATTTGCACCAGTTTTTAGTGGAATATCGAAAGGAATGTTGATATTCGATAAATTCAAAGCTGCTGGAAGTTTTGCAGAAGGATTTAAAACGGCATTTCCTACAATAAGCAAAGTTGGCTCAATGTTCAAAAAAGTAGGTTTGGCGATTAAAGCAGCTTTTATGGCAAATCCTGTTATTTTAATAATTGCCGCAATAGTAGCTGTTATAGCAATTGTTGTAGTTTTATATAATAAATGTGCTTGGTTTAGAAATGGAGTGAATGCGATATTTAAAGCAGTAGCTAACTTTATAAAACAAGTCTGGCAAGGGATAAAGCCGACAGTAATGAATGTGATAACAGGAATAAAAAATATTGTTAAACAAGGTGTTGATTTTATTAAACTAGTCTGGAAAATAATTAAACCTACGGTAATGGAAGTGTGGAATGCTATTAAGATGGCAGCAAGTGTTGCAATGAAAGGAATAACGATACTTGTAAAAGCATCTATCGCTGTTTTAAAAGCTATATGGAGAGTTTTGAAACCTGTTGTGGTTGCTGTTTGGAATGCAATCAAAGCAGTTGTGCTTGTGGTGATTAAAATAATAGCTGTATATATTAAGACATACATTAATATTATAAAAGTGGCTTGGAAAGTATTGACAATAGCTGTAAAGGTTGTATGGACCGTGATAAAAGCTGTAATTTTAGTTGTTATTGTTGCTATTGTCGTTGTAATCAGGACAAATATTATGATAATAAAAACTATATGGAAAGGTTTAGTTGCAGTTGCACGATTTGTTTGGAATGCAATTAAAGGTGTGGCTATTCCTGTGTGGAATGCTATAAAAGCAGCTGCAATAGCATTGTGGAACGGTTTAAAATCCGGAATAACAGCAGTAGGTTCATTCTTTAAATCAACCTGGGAAGGTATAAAAGGAGCTGCAATCGCTGTGTGGAATGGTATTAAATCAGCATTTGATGCAGTTGTTTCAGGATTAAAAAGTGCAATCAGCGGTGTTGTAAAATTTTTCACGGATAAATGGAACGGATTGAAAAATATGGTTTCAAAAGGACTTGGAGCAGTTGGAGGACTTTTAGGAATTGGAAAAAATGCAACAGGAACTAACTACTGGAGCGGAGGACTTACAACAGTAGCAGAACGTGGAGCAGAATTGATTCAAATACCTGGCAAACCAGCATTTTTAGCAGAACACGAAATGTTATTGAATTTACCTCGTGGTACTCAAATATTGAATAATCGTGAAACTAGAAATAGCTTTAGAGATAAAATTAGTGGACTAAAAGAGCGAATGTCAGGGCTTAGAAGTAATGAAGGTTCAAGTGGTGGAGATGTTATCAATATTAGCATAACAGTAAATGGGAATGCTGACACTAGTGCAATTGAGAAAGCAGTAATGAGAGCATTGGCGAAAGCTAAAAACAAAAAAGAAAGGACGGCATTTGCATAATGGCGAAAGTAAAAGTGTATAAAACAGTTTCGGGCGACACTTGGGACTTGATAGCATATAAGGTTTATGGAAGTGAAGGCTATTATCATGATCTTATAAGAAGTAATTTAGCTTTAATTGACATCGCCGTTTTTGACGCAAATATTCCAATTATCATTCCTGAAATTGCTGAAGAAAGTGATAATGATACAAGTTTACCGCCGTGGAAGAGAGGTGAATAGGAATGGCATTTGCCAGAAGTATTAGGGTTATAGTTATATTTAATAAAGTTGATATTTCTGATGAGATAGCACATTCTATTTCATCTCTTAACTACACAGATAATTCCAAGAATGCTATAGATGATTTAGAAATAGAACTAGAAAACTTAGATTATCGCTGGCTTAAAGAGTGGTATCCTGATGAGAACGCTCAATTGCTTGTTGGAATCCATGAGGAACTAGAAACTGAAACTAATTTTTTGGACTTGGGAACTTTTTATGTGGATGAACCGACTTTTGAAGACCATAAACTTACTTTAAAGTGCTTGGCTTTGCCGCTTGATCAGAATATTAGAGACCAGAAAAATAGTGTTGCTTGGGAGAAAGTAACGTTGAAGGAATTAGTAATGCAAATTGCTAATAAGCATGAAATGAATGCAGAGCTTTATGCAGAAAATGTATTTTTTGAGAGATTAGACCAAAACAAAGAAACTGATTTGGCTTTTATTAATCGAGTTGTGAAAGAAATTGGATTAAATATGAAAGTATCTGACGACAAAATAATTATTTTTGATGATGAGGAAATGGAAAAGAATGATACTATTGAAGTTTTTAATATTAAAGATTATCGAATTAGAAGTTTTAGCTTGAAAAAGAAAAATAAAGAGATTTACGATAAAGTTGAAGTTTCCTATTATGATCCTGACAAGAAAAAAGTTG